CCGAACGTTTCAAACCCAGTGTCTATGCCTTCGTATACCGATTGAGTGGCATCAGCAAGGAAGTCTTTAGCAGTGTCTACAATATTTCCTTTACCTAGTCGGGGAGATAATTGCCCCACATTACTAGCGTTATATGCCTCTATCTCATCCCTAGTAACCCCTAATTTTTCAAGTTCTTCACGGGCATCAGTAACAGCTTGTTGTTTTTGTTCTGTAGTTAGTCCTGAAGCCCCATAATCAAAAGCTCTGGCACTAACTACAGCCTTTGCTAATTCCTTTAACGCCTTGTGGACAGCATTTTTTCTAATATTGTATTGTTCTTCTTCAGTTGGAACAGTAGCTTGCCCCGGACTAACATACGAGCCACCACCCCCAGTCATACCACTAGACCCTCCACCCCTACTACCTATATTAAGGGACCCTGAAGCTGCACCTAGAGCACCTAGCCCTCCTCTCGGAGCCGTGACAGTCATTTGATTTGAAAAACTAGATGCCGGACGAAACCTTCCTCCGTCCCATACCATAGAGTTTGAACCTAATTTTCGACTCGTACCCATATCTACCCGTCTATCAACACGCCTTCAAACGCGGCGCTTACTTGGTTATTAGTGGTAGTCGCAATAGCACGACACTCAATATCTGTTTTAGCAGGAATAGCCAGAGGATAAGCAAATGGAGCGACAGTAGTATTGCTTTCCAACACTTGGATAAACCGCGTTCTAAACGTGTTTGTTCCGTATTCCTGTGTTTTAAACTTTACGGTAGCAGAGTTGTTTGCTGAAGCTATAGCAGCAGTAAACGTTATCTCATCTACGTATAGGGTCTTACTCGCCGGTACTGTGTAGGTTGCCATCTGCGTTTGGTTAGAGTCACCAAAACTAGCGTACACAGTAGGAGGTACACCCGCAGTTGCGCCAGTTGTACCGACATAAATTGTACCCGCACTTGCCCCATTGGAGCCAGTAGTAAGTGCATAAGCCCTGTATATTCTTATATATTCTTTGGTAGTGACTACTTGGGTCTGACCATTCATTGAAATATCTTCTTCAATCTCAAGGTAATTGGCATCTAAGCCCTGTACCTTTATGGTTCGCACCCCTGTGCCACTCCCTGCTGTGTCGTTAGTATCACTGCTGGAGATATACACTTCCCCTGCTGAAGGGGGATATGCCAAGTTACCACCCTGTGACCATACCGTTTCTTCCGTAGTATCTACATCAGCATTGAAGCCAAACTTATTCAAGGAAGCTGCGCCCGTGACCTTACCTTGGGCTACTCGTAAACCGTATGGGACTGTATTTGCCACAGCGTTCCTCAATGCGTTATCTAACTGATTGAAATATAGACGTAATATGTTATTAAAACGATCTACATATCCTTTACTGTAAGCAGTTGGCCCAGTGGGTAACGCCGGAGCAACGACTCTATTGTCTTCTGTTGAAGTAGTCATTACCGTCTACCATCAGGACGCATATCCAAGCGCGGAGAGCCTAACTGCCAAGCTACCCCCTCTGCCGTAGACTCCATTTTAAAGGCAATCTGCCTACCTCGTAATCGTAAATATACCTGCCCTGTAAACTGCTCAATAGGCACTGTAGCTGTCCGTGTTACCGTAGCTGAAGAGTTACCCCCCTCAGACAACGGACTGTTGTAGCCCGATCCCGAATTAGTCATCGGTGATATTGTCATAGTAGCGGCGGGACTTGCAGCATTTGAGCCGTCAAAAGTCACATCAGGCAGCATACGGTTGATAAGCACAAAGCTATGCCCATCGTCTAAATCAAATTCTGAAGAAGTTATAGAAGCGGTAATGGCAGCAGTGACTGAAGTTTGCTTATCGTCATTGCCCTTCTCATGGTCTACCAAGTTGTTACTGTAAGTAGCGGCTATGGGCCTATCTCGCAGTCCTGAGTCTAGCCAAGCTGTCCGCGCTAATGTGCCGTAATACCATATATCTTCTTGGTAGTTGTAAACCACGTAACGGTCAATAGTAGTCACTCCAGCAGACGGATAGAACCACCACACTTCATTAAAACCTTCGTTAGTCCCTGAAACTACTTGCTCAAACTGTTCGGTGTTAATGTCATTGAAAACGTAGCGTTTAACGTTACACGGAAGCGTCATCACCGTACCATCATACTTGTAAAACTTGTCTCTACCCATCCAGTACGCCGTACTACCTGCATAGACTGTAGAATTTTGGCTGGCAACGGAGATGTTATCACCAAGTAATTGAGCACCCCACTGAATATCACCACCTTGGTATTGCATGGAATACAGCGCTGAATCTGTCCAAACAAGTACCTCTTGTCTTGCCTGTACTACCGCTATTATTTCCGTACCGTGGGAAACCCGTAGACTACCTGCTGTAAGGTTGCCCGTACTCGGATTCCAGTTAAATATATCTTCCTGATCTGACCATCTAATAAGCATAGGGTCTTGTGTTGCTGTATCTATAACGTTTGTACCGAAACAAAAACCAAACCGGAAAATATCGGATACACTCACTATGTTAGCTATAGTAGGTACACCGTCCGAACTAGGGTAATTAGTAGTGTCTATAATCTTCCCCCGTACCGCTACCCCCGTACTGGCTGTCCAGTAACACAGAGGCCCACCACGATAGGCGAAAAACAAGTCCTCACCGAAATTAGATTGACTCCACAGCCGTATAGGAGAAGTAGTTATACCTCCATTACCCCATGTGCCTTGTCCCCAATAGCCACCACCCCAACCACTAAAGGGTACACCTATCTCTGAACCGGTATTAAGTTGATACGCACCGACTACAGACCCCCCTCCATTACCTGAGTCTCCCGCAGAAGCAGTAACCGTAGCGCCGGTAGTATCTTTGGCTTCTATGGTGTAAGAGTCATCATTGACAATAGTGGCTATCTGGTACTCCTGATTAAGCACCGGTGCGGTTATATTGCCGCCCAACGAAACAGCACCACTAAAAGTAACAAAATCGTTAACAACTGCTCCATGTGCAGTATCAGATACCGTAAGCGTAGCGTCCCCGTTAACAGCGGCAAAAGTAACATCCCCTGCTGCTGTAGTGAGCCTAATGGGAGTAACGTCGTTGTATGCGCCGCCACGTTCTATGTAGTACTTCAGGTTAGTGCCAACACTTACAAGGTTTTGTCTGCCTAGGGTTACCCAGTTCCACATTGACCGGCATATTCCCAGAAACGTGTTTGTAGAGATGCGCTCCCACCCCCCAATCTTTTCCGGCATACCCTGACGAAACCGTACTTTGTCGGATTCATACCACCCACCTTCTGTGGTGTATCGGGTATTTTCGCGGTTAACCCCCGGTTTTAACTGGAGTTTTTTAAGTGGCATTGGTTACCCTCATTCTACATACTCGCCTGTCTTAATAAGGTCAGTTAGTTCTAAAGCCCTACCACCCACTTGTTTAGCCCATCTGGAGTCTAAAAATTCAGTGGCAGCTTCTTTGTAGTCTCCCCGTTCCATCGCCCCTAAAGCGCGTTTAAAGCCCCTTAATCTAGTGGCTCCGAGGTTAAATCCTATGTCAATCATAGCATCTTTACGCACGTCATCCAGTGCGTTAAACCATCCGTATTCTTCTGCTAACTCTTTGATAACACGCTCAATATCATTCTCAAGTAAGTATTCAATCTCATCCTCTGAAAGCCCCATGCCGCCACGTTGGTCGATATTCCTACCCACCCCTACAGTAACCTTTCCTTCAGAACACTCATAAGCATGAGTTTCCACACCTTCATGGCGCTTTAGCATTTCAATAAGTTTTTTCATTTTATTTTCTGGCATTACTCGATCCGTAGAAACTGGATGCTGCGGATGACACCAATCCGCCCAAATAACCGATAACCAAATTAGTCGTGGCAGCGTCTACATCTACACCCATCAGGGTTACAAAGAAACAATACAATAAAAAACCTATTAAACTTATTAAGGCAAAAGCCTTACTTGTCCTGTCTTTACTGAAATGTATCCGGGCATCTTTGGCATCTGCTGCTTCAATAGCATAGGCTTCGATGTCGATTTCCATTTCCCTTATTTTGTCTTCAAATTCCCTGTCTGCTTCCTTAACTACTGCAACCTTATCAGGGTTCTTTTCAAGGAACTTCTCTATCTTACTAGGATTCTTTTCTTCAATACCCAGCTTGTCAGCTAGTATTTTAACTGCCATACCCGTAACTGGATTGCCCGAAGCAACCGTTTTGGCAATGGTAGGGGCTAATGTTCTCAGTAACCCATTAAGTTTCATGTAATAGTAACCACAGCTTAATTAACGCCTCTATGTTCTTAACTACTTTCCCTCAGAGTCTTCCTCTACGATCTCATCAATCGTGTCACATACGTCAGGTATTCTTATTCCCGTAGTTACTTCAGTAGTTACGCGCCCTACTGACCTGATTCCTTTGTATATTCCAGAACAATATAGCTCTTTATTAGCAATCATATCTTCGGATACAGAGCATCCCATTAACATAACTACCGCACATAGCCCAATAACTCTAATCATTAGCCGCCTCATCAATAAGTTTCTTAAGTTCTTTAAGTTCATCTCCACTTAATTCTTTATCTTGGTTATCCAAAAACCCCTCTAACCGTTCTTTATAACCTTCCATAAAGTGGTCAGTAATTCGGTCTTTTAACCCACCTCGGTCTTCGTCCCGTACTTGTTTCTCAGGGTCAATCAAGTCTTGCCCATTGTTAGCAAAGTACAGCATGGTCTGGCTTTTAGACGGGCCATAGCAAATGCGTGGGATACGCGCCACCATGTCAGAACCCGCTACACAGGAAATTTGTTTGTCTAGCGTCATAGGGCGCTTGAACCCCTTGAAAAACGTATTAGGTTTACCAAAGGTAATGAGGTTAAGGTTGGGGTGTTTCTTCCACAATTTAGCCGCTGTTAGCTCTGCTAACGCACCACCAAGGCTATGCCCACAGACCAAGGTACGTTTCTTCATATCTATGTGTTTCTTTACTTTACGCCACACAGAAGCATGAGCTGCTACAAAACCACCGTGACACAGCCGTCCCGCGTAAGGTACGGGTACTACCATTGCATCTGTTAACCAATCCCGTCCTTGTTGTGTACCTCTAAAGGCAATCACATCAATAGACTTTCTTTTGGCAATATAAACAGTAGTAGAAGTAAGTCTGCTCTCTATCTTTACAGCTTTTTTGTTGTCGTCCTCATAGGCTTTCATACTCCATGAACACGCCATATTTAGTAGAACAGGGTCTAATTTCATTATTCTGCTCCTGATCCAAACACCAAAAATGCAATACCAAAGATTACAATCACCACCCCAATAACGGATATAAATGTTTTCGCAAGCTGCTCAATCAATATTTCATCCCGCTTCTTCGTTTCTTTTTTCATCAGAGCGTCTTTTTTCCTTTTCTCTTCACGCTTCTTTTCTATCTTGGCTGCTTCACGTTTGATTTTTGCCCACCTGTGCGTTTGACCCTTGCGCGAATAATAAGCCCCAACCTTATCCATCATTTTTTCTATTCGTTCTTCTTGCTGGTCTATTGTGATGGCTTCTTCTAAAGCACTACCCGTCATCAAATCGTCAGTGCCAGCTTTTCGCGCCTTTGAAATATGGTCTTCAACTTTTTTCTTAGCCGTAAAGAATTTGCCGACTTCACCCGCCATATCCTCTACTTCTTTTCTTTTAGCAATCGCGCCCTGCACTACGACAAAGGCAGAATCAAGCGCTTTAATGGCTAAGATAGCCTCACCAATCATCGGTAATACCTCGACCCTTCATTTGCATTAAGAGGCTGGCAAAAAGCCGTTATATCTTCTCCTTGCGGTTGCTGATTGATTCGCTCAGCGAAATAGAGACAGCGATTAATATCTTCAAAGCATAGCGCCTCATCGCAATCACGCGATACAATTTGCCCCCCTATGCTCACCATCAGGATAAAAACAATCATAAAGCATCTCTTTAAAGAGCCTTGATACGG